CCTAAGTCTAATAGCTTAACTGTTGCAGCAGCATCTTTAGTGAATACTAAGCCTTTAGAACCTGAAGGCAGGTTGTTAGACATATACACTTTTGCGCCACCGATCAAAGGAACAGTACCAGTGTTCAAGTTACCACCTGTACCGAAGTCTTTGTTCATTACACCAGCGATGTTAGAATTAGTGCCAGAGAACATTTTGTAGTAAGTTTCTGCGTCAAGGACAACAGACTTCTCACCAGTTACGTTCTTAACATCTAGAGCTTCTAGAGCTTTGAAGATAGCATCAGCTACATCAGTACCAGTAGAAGCAGAAGGAGTTTCAGCAATTTCAATATCAGCATTGTTCTTGTTAGCACCTTGAGCATACTCAGCAGTATCAGCAGTAGCATCAGCGATAGCAGAGAATACAGCTGTATCCGCAGCTTTAGCTAGAGCAGTACCGATCTCAGAAGAGTAGATAGAGCGAACATCATAGTGGTTCATAGCTTCATCAATTTTCGCAATGAAAACGGAAGAAGTTAGAAGATCATTGATGTTAACTACTTTCTCACTGTGAGCGATAGCACTTGGTACTACCTCGTTACCAGCCGCAAGAGTTGCAGTAGTAGCGATACCTGTTAGTGGGAACTGTGCGCTAGAACCTGAAGAGATTGTGCGTACACGGTGTAGTGGCATTGCGATGTTGTTAGTATTGAAAGCTGTAAGCACTTCGCCCGTAAACGTCTTTAGAAAGAGTTCCTTGGCATTAGCACCAGTAGCAGCGTTTTCACCCAATCGTGAGGGTGCAGCATAGTTGCTAGACATAATATTTTACCTTTTGTTAAATGTTTAAATGAATGTTTAATGTTTAGTCACTTAACACTTAATCTTTCCGCTTAGATTGTCCCCGCAGGGGTCAAAGGTAATTAATTGTTGTGTTTCGTTCCTGTTAAAAAAGCCCCCCGAAGAGGGCATAAAGAGACTATTGTATGTTGCTTCGAGCTATCTTAGTCGAAACAGACTGACGGTATGCTGGATCACTGTTGTATCGTGGGTCGCTCATAGCTTGGGTCACTTCTGCCCAAGAACTATAATTACCGCCTGTTGAGTTACTGGATTGTCCACCTATTAAAGATGGGTCTGTACCCTCCGCAGCTTGATACTGAGTTTGTAATCCCGACACAGCCAACTTGACCATATCAACGTCTCCTGAACCTACAGCTCGATCAAAGGCAGCGATTTCGTTATCCGATAAGTTATCGCCCGCCCAGTTAATCATGTCACCGTAAGCTTGTTCACCGCCTACACTTTCATAGACAGCTTTTTGATAGTTGTTTGCTAGGGCTTCTTGTCCCTGTATCCAACTGTTTACCAAATCTTGTGGGAAACCAGCTTCAGTTAGCTTTGTATAAGCATCTTCCGATAGTTGTCCCTGTTCGTTATACTCCGCCTGTAAAGAATCAAAATCAACGCCAGCGTTTTCTACGGCTTCTCTAACGTCACTTGCTTCTTGTTGTGGAGTTGGTTCGGATGCAGCTTCAGGCTCAACGCCTTCCTCTACACTTTCCCCACCTAACTTTTTCTCTAGATGACCATAAGCTTCAGCCATCTGTTCTGCATTTTTAAACTTCTCAGGCAACCAATCTGGTCGATCACCTTGGGACGGGTCGTTTAACCTGTCCAGTTCGTCACTCTTAGCAACCATCTCATCGATGTGTTCTTGTGACTCTGTTTGTTCTTCGTGTGTACTAATGCTTTCTTGATTCATAATAGTCTCTTTTAGTTTTATTCTTCAGCTTGCTGTTGTTGTGCAGCTTCAGTCATGCCTTTAATAGCAGGGGCTACGCCCTTCTCTGCCATTGCCATCATTTGCTGTTGTTGCATCTGTTCTTGCATAGCTTGTTGTTCTTGCATCTTCTGCTCATCAGATTTCACAAGACCCTGTGTATCAATACCTAGAGATGCGCCAAGACGATCTAAGTAGTCTCCAATGTTCAACTCACTTTGGATCACTTCTTGACCAAGTGGTTGTAGCATTTGTAAGAACTGGCTTAGTTTGTTTAAGTCCTGTCCACGACCTAAAGCTTCTAGACCAGTAACGATCTGTGGCTTTAAGGTGTCTTTAGGGAACTTAGGCATCTTACCTTCTTTCTGCATCTTTGCTAGAAGGAGGTTGACTAGGGGAACTTGGAACTCTTGTGATAGTACAGAGTAAATGCCACCTAGAGCTGTCTCTAGCTCTTGTGCCATGTATCGTACTTCTTCTGCTGTTACTCTCTCAGCTTGTCGTTGAACAGAGCTGTTAAGTAGGAAGGCAAAAGATAAGCGTTCTGTAATCTTCTGCATTGTTTCTTGTGCTACTCTAAAGTCATTAAACTTATTGGCTTGTAAAGTAGTTACATCATTAGCATCACCAGAGACAATACCACCGTTAGGGGCATCTGCAATACTTCTCATCTTAGTCGTACCGTTTGGTCTTACTAAGAATAAGAGTTTAGCACTGGCAGCACTGCCTTCGACAATAGCTTTGGTTAATGCTTCTAGTGATTTTAAATCACCTACGATTTCTTCACAGAAAGAACGACCATAGTGGTTGCCATCAACAGCAATAAAGCGTAGTGCCATCCAAGGTAGTTTGTCTTCTGTGTAAGAACCTTTAGTGCTTTCAATTACATAGTCGTGTACTTCTTGATGCACTTCAAACTTCTTACCAACTTTTTTAATACAGGTAAAAATATCACATTCTTTTTTACTGGTATCTAATTCATAGTCAGGGTTTTCTGTTAGAGCCTGTAAGACATCTTTAGGCAGCGCATCATACGCTACTGTTTCTTTGGTGATAATCTTTAAGATGTTGCCCATCGTGTCTCGTTGGACAACGTAACGATCTAGTCTAAATACTTTCATTCCACCCTTGGGCGGCATGTGGACTAAAGCGTTACCCGCTACTATTAATTGCTTAAGTGCCTCGAATGTTGGAACTCGAATGGCTTTTGATTCTATGACTTGTGTTGCTGATCTTTCAATACGAGCTAGTGCTTCTTCTGCCTTGCCTCTGGCATCACCGCCTAACTCTACTAGATCATAATCATCTATAGTTAAACGAAAGAATGCTTGGTTGGGAGGGAGAAGGGTCATCAGTAGTTTAGAAGCAAGGTTGTTTACACCTCTTGCGCCCACTGACTGATAAGGGGTATCGTACTGAGTTGACCCTGTATGCCCTTCAGGGGGCATAAGTGTAGGGATTGTTAACTCCGCACAAGACCTCGCTCGTGTAAGAAAAGCATCACGATCTGCCGCCATGTTCTCATAAGCTTTGGCTATAGATTGATCGTGCATCATTTATATCCTATTTTTTAATTGACAAACCAGAGCCGCTGCCTGATCCTTTATATTGTGCGCCAGAACTACCACGACCAAGTTGACCTTTAGCACCTTTACGCTTTTTCTTCAAAGCGGTGGCGTTAGAGTCTACAGCATCCTCAAGTTCAGCAGGAGCTTTCTCTGGTGGGGGTGGTGCTACTACAGTGGGTGGTGGTGGTGGGGCTTTAGGGCTTGATAAACACATAATTAAATCTCTTCTGGTTGGTCATTCTCTAACATGAGTTCCATGCGTTCAATGACGGATTGTTGCCCCTGTAAAAATGCTATATCATTCTCTGATATATTTCTTTTATTAGGGAGTTTATTGGGAAAAAGTTTCCTTAAATATTGTACTAAATCTTCACTTATGAATATGTTATTCTTCATTTGTTACTCTCTATAGGGGGTGGTTAGAGCCAGCCCAGTTATGACGGGAAGTGTAGCCAGACGTTAGCGATGATGTGGAGGCAAGTTACTACCTCCAACACCGTTATCCAGTTCCTATATTTCGCATGAACCTGACGAGCAAGCCAACTCCTGAGTTCCAGTAGTGGTGTCCTCTTTTTCATATTCACCTAGCCTGTCCCATTCAATCTCTGAAGGGGTCTCTCGTTTAAGTTCCATATACCTGTCCTTATCGATTGCTTCATAAGGAGCTTGAGCATACACATGGTCAGTTCGAGGCAGGAAGCTAATACCTGAGCAGCTATCTAGTCGTTCCCATAGCCATTGCCCTGCTGCCAAGAACTCGTCATCAGAGTAGTAGATGGTTACACTAGGCTTATGTTCACACCAGTGTTCCTGATATATCTCCCACAAATCTAACTGTTGTTTGACGTTAAGTTCGCTAACACAAGTTGCACCCTTGGGAGCTTTCACAGGGAAGTCAAACACGTAGTTCTCTGTGTTCATTACATCCTTCTCCCACGACACACCTGAGTCTTTTAGGAATGCAGAGATAGGGTCTTTCCCATCGCTACGTACTCGTCTTATATAATAAGGAGAGAACCTAGCATGAATACCACTAGCACTGTCTACCAGTTGGGACACTGTACCTGACGGCTTCACACACGTAATAGCTGTCGATTGGTTAACACCTAACTCAGCCGCAAAGTGCTTGTTGGTTTGTACAGCAATCTTCTTCAGTTTCTCTAGTGTCTCTTTCAAGACAACAAGGCTACCCTTACCAGATAACAACTTGTGATCCATGATGCCTGTCATACTTACACCAAGTAAACATTCTTCTTGTGTGTTGTTCTTCCAGACAGAGCGTACATACCTAAAGTCAGTTAGCGTTGACTGTAGTGTTCCCAGTATTGTTGCTAGTCGTGTCTTACGTTCTAAAGATTCTTGTGTGTCATCAGCCCGTACTACAATCTCAGACAAGTTACATACCTGTGCAGAGCGTAGGATAATCTCACTACAAGGGTTAGTCCCAAAGTCGTGACCTACATCTCTACGTCCATTTCTCTCTGCTTGTTTCTTTGCAGCAGTACGGGAGAAGATACCTCGCTCCCCTGCTTTAGATTTATAGAGTGCTACCCATTCTTCCAGAAAGGTTTCATACTCTGGCTTCTCATTGTAGACGGCACTGTTGTTTGCCAAGGCTCTTTGCGTTTGTGTCTCCCACCAATTCCCAGACTTCGCATGACGCATACGGTCATCAGACAAGTTAGATAGAGAGATGAGAGCAGACCTACGCACACCACCAACAACAACGATTTCAGCAATTTTACAAACAACGTCATGGCATTCAATACTCGTTAGCTTACGTCCAGCAGCGTTCTTGAAAGTAGAAACAGTAAACTCGAAAAGCCTAACCAAAGGATCAGCCCCGCTCGATCTACCACCAAATGTTTTAAGCCTTTCACCTTTAGCCCGTAACTTAGAGACATCCCAAGTAGGCACTTGACCCGAATACAAAAGACTAACCAACTCACGGAAAGCTTTAGCCCAACCAATTTTACTGTCTTGGACATGGATTGTAGTTTCTGTTTCATGGAACTCCTCACTGATTGTTGGTAACTTGGCTACAGACTGCCTCTCTACGGAGAAGCCTACACCTGTGCCACACATTAGTACATAGAGTATCTCATCAAATACTCTGGGGTTATCTACGGCAACGTAGGAACAATTAAACCCTGCCATGTTGTCTCGCTTCAGTGCCTCACCCGCTGTCATTAGACAACGC